GGAATTTCAACAACGGACAAGGAGTGCCGTTTTGACCCGCTCTATGAATTGCTCGAGTTCTCCGCGTTGCGCATGCACCACGATCCGAAGTGGCGTGACGTGTACGAAATCGTACACCGTGCGTGTAAACAGGCAGAGAAAGAGAACGGCGATGTTTATGGCCCTTATGCAGCAGTGCTTGAGCTACTGCGCCGAGGGCTCGGTCTCACAGCCAGCGACATGGCCTTGCTCGGCATCAACAACGCCGGCCCAAACAGGCCGCAAATCGCGTTGCCATCGAGCGTCATGCAGCTGCTTCAAAAATGGGTCGGTGTGGACTGGTCTGCTTACGCAGAGCACACCGGCGCACCCGGACGACCACCTAAACGCTACTATCTGAAGGAGTTCTTTCCCTATGTCGAAGACGATCAATCTAAACCAGCGCCGTGTGATCCTGAAGCATCTGCAGAGCGGCAAGACGATCACGCCGATGAAGGCCTACATCGTGTACGGGGTTTACCGTTTAGCCGCACGGATACATGAACTGCGGGAAGCAAACTACGACATCATCACTGCGTACCGGCACGACGAGCGTGGCCGTGCCTACGCCGAATACAGCCTGCGAGCGTAACACACGTGCGCGTCGCAGCAGACATTGAGACTGACGGGCTCCTCAACACAGTGACGACAATCACGTCGCTGTGCTGGGTGGACCTAGACACTGGCGAAGAGGTGACGTACCGGCCCGGCAACATCGAGGCCGGGCTGCGTCGTCTCGCAGAGGCTGACGAACTTGTCATGCACAACGGCGTCGCTTACGACGTGCCAGTGATCCGCAAGCTGCACCCATGGTGGAGCCCGCCACGTCTCGTCGACACCCTTGTGCTCAGCCGTTTAGCTTATCCTGATCTCCGTGACCGAGATTTCGCTAGGTTTGGGCCGAGCGCTTTGCGCGCCAAAGGGGGACCGAAGGTCTTCAACGGATCGCACAGCCTCGCCGCTCACGGTGTGCGCCTTGGGTTCCACAAATCCTCGTATGAGGGTGAGTGGACAGACGGCTGGACCCCGGAGCTTGAAGAGTACTGCCTTCAAGACTGTCGGGTCACTGTTAGGCTGCACCAAAGTCTGGAGCGTCTGGAGCTCAGCGCCCGCGCCATCGACGCAGAACACCGCTTCGCGCGTGTGTGTCACGAAATCGGAGTGGTTGGGTTTGCGTTCGACAAGGCGCATGCGGAGCGCCTCCTAGCTGCCCTACGGCAGCGAAGCGACGAGATCAGCGACGAGTTGCAGCGGACCTTTGGAGGCTGGTACGAGCCAGAGGGTCCAGTCGTCACCCCGAAGCGGTCAGTTCGTTACAAGAACAGACCCGAGGTTGCGCAGGGTGCGCCTTACCAAAAGGTGAAGTTCACCCTGTTCAACCCGAATAGCCGCATGCACATCGAGCGTGTGCTGCGCAGTCTCGGCTGGGTGCCTACGGTGTTCAGCGAGAGCGGCACCCGTGCCAAGATTGACGAGACGATCCTCAAGGACTTAGCCGGCACCTATCCAGAGGCCGGCGCACTGGCTGAGCAGTTCACCTGCGCCAAGCGTATCGCTCTTGTCGAGAGCTGGCTTGAGGCTGAGCGCAACGGTCGTGTGCACGCCAGCGTCATCCCCATAGGTGCCGCAACGACGCGGTCGGCCTCGAGAAATCCGAACCTTCAGCAGGTGCCTTCAGTGCACGGTGCATACGGTCGCGAGTGTCGTCAGTGTTTCACTGCCAGCCCCGGTCGCGTCCTGCTTGCCAGCGACCTCGACAAGGCTGAGCTCATGCTGCTCGCCCACTACATGACCCAATGGGACGACGGCCAGTATGCAGCGATGTTGGCTGAGCAAGACATCCACCAAGTGAATGCCGATGCCATGGGTGTCGACCGCCAAACCGGCAAGCGTGTTGTGTTCGCTCTGCTGTACGGCTGCTCCGATAAACTGCTCGGTGAGATCACCGGCATGAAGGGCAGTCAGGTGCGTGCTGACCTGATGGCAGCGTTCCCTGCACTGAAAAATCTCAGCGACGCTATACGACACCGGGTCAAAAAATCGGGCGGATTCACCGCTTTGGATGGGCGGTTTATCCCCTGCCCCGCTGACTTCAAAGCGCTCAACTATCTCATCCAAAGCAGCACGTCGATCGTCGGCAAGCTGTGGGCGACACAGGCTGTCGAGCGTCTCAAGGCGGCGAACGTGCCCTGCGATCTTGTGATGTACGTGCACGACGAGCTGCAGTTCGACTGCAGCCCAGCGCACGTGGAGTACGCCAGCGAGGTGATCAAGCGCAGCCTGAGCGACGCCTGCTCGTTCTACGGACTGACCGTAAAAATGACCTGCGACACGCAAACTGGTCGAGACTGGAGCGAGAGCCACTAGGTGAGTAAACGTCGCCAAAACAAACTGATCGATGCCGGCAATCAGCGCCCACCCCTGCGCCCGAAGACGCAGAAGCAGGCCGACTATCTGCACGCACTGCAGACTGCTGATGCTGTCGTCGTTCTTGGGCCGGCAGGCACGGGCAAGACTTACGTCGCTGCTACCTACACGGCGGATCGGCTTGCAGATGGTGCCATCGACAAGATCATCATCACGCGCCCGAACGTGCCGGCGGGTCGGGACATTGGCTTCTTGCCGGGCGACCTGAAGGAAAAGATGGAGCCCTATGCGGCCAGCTTTCTGACGCCCATGCGTGAGCGGCTGGGCAAGCAGCAGTTCGACTCAGCAATGCGGGGCGGCAAGATCGAGATCGTTCCGTTTGCCACTATGCGGGGACGCAGCTTCAGCGACGCACTGATCATCCTCGATGAGGCACAGAACGCGACCCTGCCTGAGATGAAGATGTTCCTGACCCGTCAGGGCGAGGGCAGTCAGATCGTCGTGAACGGCGACATCAGCCAGAGCGATCTGCCCGGCGACAGCGGGCTGAAGACGGTCCTGCAGCTGATCAAGAAACACAACATGCAAATCCCAATCATCGAATTTGGGCTGGACGACATCGTCCGCTCTAACCTGTGCGCGGCATGGTGCCGTGCCTTTTTTATGGAGAACCTATAGCATGAGCCTCTACAGAAACATGAACGCCCGGAAGAAAGCAGGCACGTCCCGCAGCAAGGCTAACAGCACTGTGTCGGACAAGACCTACAAACAAATGAAGGAAAAGAAGGGCGGCTTTGCTCCAAAGAAAAAGAAGTAGCCGTGTTCATCCTGATAACGAAACGCGGCTGCACCTTCTGTGAAAAAGCAAAGAACCATCTGGCCACCGAGGCAACCCCGTTCCTTGAGATCGACGTCACCGACAACCAACCGGCTCGCGACGCCCTTAGACAACTTGGGCACCGCACTGTCCCGGTCGTCGTACCGCTCGACCAAGCCACCGACTACGAAGGACTAATAAGTGCGCGCTCTGATTGACGCCGATGTGCTGGTTTACCAAGCCAGCCAAGTTGCCACCACGACAGCTGAGTTCAACTTTGAGGAAGACCTCGTGATGTTTCCCAGCGTGTCGGTTGCTGAAGCGACTGACGTGTTCGACAACATGGTGCAGACGATCCGTGACGTGACTGAAGCGGACGAGCTGCTCTTTGCTCTGTCGGATCGGACGAACTTCCGCAAAGACCTGTACCCGGAATACAAAGCTAACCGCAAAGGCGAGAAGCCTATGGCGTGGTCGGCCTTGCGGGCCCATGCGTCCGACAAGTGGCACGCTGAGTGGCTACCGGGACTGGAAGGTGACGACGTCATCGGCATCAACAGCGGCCCCGGCACTGTTATCTGGAGCATCGACAAAGACCTGCGGACCCTCCCCGGCCTGCACGTCGACATTGCCAGCGGCGACATCATCGAGATCACGGAGCAAGACGCTCTGCGGAACTGGATGATGCAAACCCTGACGGGCGACGCCGCTGACAACTACCCCGGCGCAAAGAACATCGGCAAGGTCCGTGCCGAGCGCCTGCTCGAGGACGTCGAGCCCACGATCGAGGCCATGTGGCCGGTTGTCGTGTCGACGTTTGAGAAGAGCAAACAGACTAGGGAGGAGGCTGTGACCATGGCCCGCCTCGCACGCATACTGCACCCCACTGACTACGCAGAAAAGGAGGTCCGACTGTGGACACCCCCGACCTTGTAAATAGCCCACCGCACTATACGAAAGGTTTATCCACGTTTGAGTATATCGACAGCTGGAACATGGAATACGCTGAAGGCTGCATCATCAAGTACGTGACTCGCTGGAAGTACAAGGGCGCGCCGCTGCAAGACCTGCAGAAGGCACGCTGGTATCTCGACAAGCTGATCAAAGAAGCGGAGACGTGGAATGTTTAGTCTCGTCGCAAAATTCAACAAGCTGGCCGAGCAGCCATACGACGGCACTGTCTCACTGCAGGATGGTGATGCTGTCGCGCATCGTATGAAGCTGATTACCGAGGAATACGTTGAGCTGGTCGAGGCGTCGCGCGCTGCGCTCATTGACGACACACCTGAGAACAGAGCGCACGTGCTCAAAGAGATTATGGATCTCCTGTACGTTACGCTGGGGATGGGCGTCGTGTTTTACAGGCGCGACGTGTGCCATGATGCGTTCGAAATCGTACATGAAAACAACTTGGACAAGTTGCGCGATGGTATAATCAAAGATGAAGATGGAAAAGTTTTGAAGCCCGAGGGCTGGAAACCAGTCGACCTAAGGGAGCTCGTGGCTGATGAATAAAAACACTCACTTTCGCAATTCTTTCAGTGAGGAAATCTACCGACAGAAGTACCAGCTGCACGACGATGAGACGTGGCCAGAGCGGGCACGGGCTGTCGTAGAAGATGTTGTTCAGGACAACCTGACTGCTGACGAAAAAGACCAGCTGACACAGTACATCACTGACATGAAGGTGATGCCCGGCGGGCGCTACCTTTACTACGGTGGCCGCACCAACAAGTTCTTTAACAACTGCTACTTGTTGAAGGCTGAGGAAGACACACGCGAGGACTGGGCAAATCTCAGCTGGTCGGCGGAGAGCTGTCTTATGACCGGCGGCGGTATCGGCGTCGATTACTCTGTGTATCGACCCAGCGGATCGCCTATTGAGCGAACGGGTGGGACAGCATCCGGGCCGATCCCGAAGATGTCCATGATCAACGAGATCGGTCGTCGTGTCATGCAGGGCGGTAGCCGTCGCAGCGCCATCTATGCGTCGCTGAACTGGCAGCACGGTGACGTCCATGACTTCTTAGTGGCGAAAGACTGGCAGAACATGCCGATCGCCGGCACC